GGGCGGGGCGCGCTACACAGCCGGCGGCGGCCCCCGCGCCCTGACCGCGCGCGAGGTCGGCATTCTCTCGCGCTCGATTGGGCGCGAGGACGTGATGTTTGACGACTCGTGGTCGGCGGTCGAATCCTACATCGCGGACCGATACGCGGCCCCGGATGGCTCGCGCCTCACGGGCGCCCGGCTCATCGAGGCGCACGAGCGGTCGCTCGAATTCGCAGGGAAGAACCTCGCGTCGGCGATGAAACGCGGCGAGGCGGCCCTGTCGCCGGCCGGGAAGCGCGTGCTCCGTTCGATCATGCCGGACGGAACCATGATGCCCGACGTTCAGCATGGCCGGGACGAGTTCCTCGGGTTCAAGTTCGTCGACAACAGCGCGCAGCCTGTCGCCGACCGCTCATTGGCTCGCGCGAACGTGTTTCAGCGGTCGTTTGTGGACTCGCTCTCGCGGACCCACACGAACTATGGGCCGGTCGGTCCGTACCGGACGATCTTCGTCGAAGACCTGTTCTTCGACCCGAATTCTCCGGTTGCGATGACGGCGCAGCAGGCGCCAATCGGCGGGTACGAGCGAATGCTGACGCCCGGGGCGTTCCATCCCGTCCACGCCTCGAAGGTCCGCACGGTGAGCGGGATGATCGTCTCGGACCGATATTTCATGGGGCTCGAAGACGTGCTCGTACACGAGTACGGGCACGTCCTTCACGGCCGGTCGCTCTCGATTGTGAACCGCTCGTCGCTGAAGTCGCAGGAGCGCATCGCGTCAAACCTCATTTACTACGGCGCGAAGACGAACGGCGGATGGGACTTCTCGTCGGCTCAGGCGAAGGCGCTTGCGCAATCTGTGAGCGGGTATGCCGGACAATACAACGTGGAGTTCGTGGCCGAGGTCTTCACGGCGGTCGCTTACGGTCAGCGGTTGAGCCCCGAGGTCGCCGCGCTCTACAAGAAACTGTTTGGGGTGGGGCTCCGGTTCGCGCGGCGTTGACGCGCCGCGCCGCCTATGCTATAGTGCTCGGTGTGACTTCCATTTGCTCGCAATGCGAACGCTGCTCGCACCTTAACCGCTCCCGGCGGCAAGGAATGTTCTGCGCCGCGTTCCCGGACGGCATCCCGCCCGCGGTGCAATGGAACGAGGTCCGACACGACCGGCTCCTGACGGGTCAGGTCGGCGAGTTCATGTTCTCGCCCGCGGTTCCCGGCGCCGAGATTCCCGGACCGGGGCCGGGCGGCCCGGTATGAGCGCGGACCGCGCGGACCTCGATATCGACCTCGTCGACCTCCTGCGCTTACACGAGGGGGTCAGGCTCACGCCGTACCGGGACACGGTCGGCAAGCTCACGTTTGGCGTGGGGCGGAACCTCGACGACGTCGGGCTCTCGGCTTCCGAGGTCGCGGCGCTCGGTCAGGGGAGCACGCCACTTAAGGGCGAGGACGCGGCCCGCGTCATCCGGCGCGCGCGGCTCGTCGGCGTCGACCTCAACGTGTTCGCGGACCTCCTGCTCTCGAACGATATCGGCCGGACCGCGCGTGACCTCGGCCGGCTCGTCCCGTGGTGGGAGGAAGTCGAGCCGGACGCGCGCCGCGCGGTGCTCCTCGACATGGCTTTCAACATGGGCGCCGCCGGGCTCGCTCGGTTCAAGACCACGCTGCAAAACGTCCGCTCCGGGATGTTCCACGCGGCGGCCGACTCGATGCTGCGCTCGAAGTGGGCGGCGCAGGTCAAGGGGCGCGCAAGGCGCCTCGCGCGGATTATGCGGACGGGAGTTCTCGACCTCGACCCGGCCTGACAATCTCGGGTGACCCGTTGCGGCCCCGCGGGCAGGCTCGGATCGGTAGCCTGTTCTCGTGGCGCAGCGGTTCGACGTTTTCAAGGCCGGAACGGAGCGGGTGACGTTCGCCGCCTCCGTTTCTGTCGACCCGTCCGACCCGATGGTTTTCCGCGGGATGGCTTCCGCGTTCGGGAAGCCGGTCGACGTTTTCCCGCCGACCACAATCGAGCGGGGCGCGTTCACGAAGACGCTGCGCGAGCGCGGCTCGAAGGTCGTGATGCTTTGGAGTCACGACCCGTCGCGCCCCATCGGCAAGCCGATCTCTCTGACGGAAACGGTGGATGGGCTCGAAGTCGTGTTCCGCCTCTCGGACACGCGCGACGCCCGCGAGGTTGCGACCCTCATCCGGGACGGCGTCGTCACCGGCCTGTCCATCGGGTTCGACCCGATCTCGTGGCGGATGACTCCGCCCGCGACGCCCGGCGAGTTCGCGACCCGAATCCTTACCGAGGTGCGCCTCATGGAGGTTTCCGTGTGTGCGTTCCCGGCGCAGGATGCCGCACGGCTCGCCCTGTCGGCGGTTGCCTCTCTGCCAAACGAGGCATTCGAGGGGCGCGTCCTCTCGAACCGGAACCGCCGGCTCATGGAAGACGCACTAGCCGCGCTTCAGACGATCCTCAACGCGGCGGCCCCCGAGGAATCGGAGCCGCCCGCGCCGGAGCCGCCGGACTCCGACCCGGTCGAGACGCACGTTGCGCCTCCCGAGGTCGCGCCGGAGCCTCCGGCGCCGCAGGATGCCGCTCCCGCGAGCGACGTTGCCGCAGGAGCGCAGAACGCCGGGGCGACCGACGTGGCGCCCACGGACGCACAGGAAACGCCTGCCGGCGCCACGGAGGGCGCCACGGGTAACACGGGCAACGAACGGGCCGCGCTCGTCGAGAGCCGACTCAAGGAAATGTATCTCGCGTTCGGGTCATTCCCACTCGGGGCCGCGCCGGATTCGGCGCACCTTCCGGGAACCGCGCGGAACTGAAAAGGGAAGACACGAAAATGTCCAAGCACGCGCAGGAACTCAAGGTCGCTCGCGAGCAGGCCGCTCGCGCCATCGCGGACGCGCGCAAGTTCGCCTCCGAGATGAACGACAACCCGGACCGGGCCGGCGAGATCGGACAGGCGTTCGACAAGGCTTACGCCGAGTTCACGAAGGCGCACGGTGAGGCGGAGCGCCTCGCCCGCCTCGACGAGGTCGAGGAGCAGTACGCCAAGGTGTACGCGCCCGCGGCCCGCGCGTTCTATCGGAGCATGGGCGTCGACCTCAACTCGGGCGAGTTCACGAAGGCGCACCGCGAGGTGTTCGGCGCGTACCTCAAGCGCGGCCACGCCGCGGCGATGAGCGAGGCGGCTCGCCTCAACCTGCCGTCGGAGCAGTACGCGCTGCTCGGAACGCAGGACGACCTTGGCGGGTTCCTCGTGCCCGAGGACTTCCGCGCGGAGCTTCTGCGCGCTCTCGCCGGGTTCGCGGTCGTCCGCCGGGCCGGCGCCCGCGTGGTCCCGACCTCCCGGTCGCAGCTGACCTTCCCGACCCTCAAGCCCAACACGGGCGCCTCGCCGAATCCGAAGATGTACACGAGCAACGTGGCGGGCGCGTGGCGCGCCGAGGGTTCGCAGGGCACGGACGGCTCCGCCCCCGCGGTGCAGACGCAGCCGACTTTCGGGATGGAGCGCATCCCGGTCCACATCTGGCAGCCGGCCGCCATCATCGTGACGTCCGAGTTCCTCGACGACTCCGCCATCCCGGTCGACTCGCTCCTCGCGGAGCTTCTCGCCGAGACGAAGGCGCTCGATGAGGACTACGCGTTCATCCACGGGACCGGCATCGACCGGCCCAAGGGGCTGATGAACGCGGGCATCTCGACCGTGAACTCCGGCGACGCGACGGACCTGACGTATCCCGGGCTCCTCGACCTGTACGCCGACCTGCCGGCTCAGTACCGGCAGGGCGCCGCGTTCCTCATGTCCTCGGCGACGTATGCCGAGGTGCTCAAGCTGGAGAGCACGGGCGGCTTCCCGCTGTTCCCGCCGAATTCGCTTCCCGGCACGCTGTTCTCGAAGCCGATCTACTTCTCGGAGTGGATGCCGGCGGTGAGCGCGAGCGAGGAGCCGATCCTGTTCGGCGACTTCAAACACTACGTAATCGCGGAGCGGGCCGACATTCGGATCATGCGGCTCGTCGAGCGGTTCGCGCCCAACGTCGGGATCATGGCGACCGCGCGCGTCGGCGGTCAGGCCGTGCGGGCCGACGCCTTCCGCCTCCAGAAGGTGGCGGCGTAACAGAACCTCGGC